GCTCTTACAACTGCAATGGGTTCTAATGCTACACTTGATATTGCACCATTAATACCCAAATCTTCTACTCCAGTTTGGAATATATTAATACCCGTATCAATTTGATTTGTTACTGGTATTGGTAGTTGATTTGCAGGACCTGTTCCATTCATCTCTGGTCCTAATAAATTAGTATTATTTGTGGAATTTTTCGGTAAACTAAGAATCTGGTCGATAACTGTGTATTGACCAACTTGAGAAACTTGATTTGAAATCTTATAACTTTCAGTATTAGGATCATAAAAACCCATTGGGCAAGTTGATAATGTTTGCCCTGAATCACCTTTCTGTAAGTAATTACTAGGTAATGTGTATGTTGTCACCGGATTAGTTGGATCACCGTTTACACCTGATATATCTATTCCAAATAATCCAGTAGGTACTGTACCGTTTGATGACAATAACTTAACAGTTTTGCTATCTAATGCATCTGGAATTTTGTTATCTAGCGTGATGCCTATCTCTTGTAACCTTGCAGCATTTCTTTCTTGACGCATCAGGCTTAACAAGTTTTGTCCACCAACTGTAGTTAAATCAGCAATTGATTCTAATGTCTGAGCATACATATGTGGTAATGTATTTTTACTCAATTCATTTATACTATTAACAAAATTCGTTATAGTAGTTGGATAAACTGCTTCACTAGTATCTCTAGGGATAGCCACTGGAGGTAAAGCAGTAAATCTAGCACGTTGTTCTACAGTTAATTGTTGCCCAGCAACATAATAAATTGTGTTTAACGCATTGCTGGCATTGACATTACTTGTTTGAATGCTTGATATTTCAGTATTAGCTTGAGTGATATAAGCATCAACAACGGTATTCATTGTTGGCCAACCTGCATATCCTGATGCTGTATTTGTACCTGATGTTGATACATTTCCATTAACATCTACTGGCAATGTTGCTACTGGCGGCGATTGTATTGTTACTGTAGGTATAGTTCCATTTGGAGTACCAATAGAAGTAATAGTTGCAGATATTACTCTTCCATATGTACCATTACCATTTGAACCTACATTACTACTATCAGTTCCTATAGTACAAACAGCAGTAGCACCGGATCCACCGGCGATTGTTATTGTGGGCGCGACTGCTGAACCTCTACCATAACCACCACCAGGATCAGTTATTGTTATTCCAGTAATAGTATAGATCGGACCTGCACTAGTAATATATTGAACTGTTACTGTTGCTGATTCCCATGTAGTTGCAAGATAAAGTTCATTATATATGTTTTGTAGTTTTTTAGTGGTCAATGACTTAATGTATTTTTGTAAGTCATTCCACATATAAGGTAAGCCCGAAAGACATCCAAAAAAATCACTCATGGTATATGTACCATGAGGGCCACTACCTAAAGCAAGTTTAGTCAATGTTTGATTTGCTAATGTGTTGTCAGTTGGTTGTGTTACTCCCGTCAACAAATTCATGTTTCTATCGGGCATTTCAATAGAAAAAACAACCTGACTAAATTTTTCAAAATCAATCGACAGTATATTTTTGATTTGTTGCATAGAAGCCGAAAACGCTCCTGCAACAACAGCTATATCATCAGGTAAAATTTGATATAGATAAGATCCAAACCCAGGATCTTGTGGTTGAAAATTGAAGGTATTAGTATTAGTAGTTGTTAGATTAGCAACAGTTGAAGTGTCTTTGAGGTAATTAGAAACCTGTTTGCTCACTGTGCCATTTTCAAATAGTAAGTAATAAATTTTGCTGTTTGATCTACCATTACCCATATCGTATACTGGTACTGTTAATGAGGTATAACTGTTAGGGAAAATCTTTTTAACACTAAGTAAATCAGCTAGACTTTCTAAGTTTTTAGTTTTACAATTTAACGGTATCAGTATTTCGCTGAGATTTACACCAGTAATAACTAAAAATGAACCATATATTTTTTGCTCTTGATTCATTGTTACTATACTTGCGGTGCCATTAGCTATAGTAGTTATTTCTTGTGTTGTTAATCCAGCTGATAATAATGCTAAAGAAAGAGCCTGTGTCAATGCATTATTTGAGTATATTGTTTGTAGTAATACTGAAGGTAAACCAAATTTATCAATTTTGCTTAAATCAATTGCTTTACCCAATGCAATACAATCTTGACCAAAAACTTGTGTTGCTAACGTTACTCCAGATATATCACCAGTACTTAAATCATTTGTATTACTGAATGTACCTTGCATGAAATCTATACTATTTTTAAGTGAAAGTATAGTTTGGTTGGTAGATTCTAGAAAGTTTTTATAGTTGATAAAAGAGAATATAAAACTTTTGTATTCTGGCATTCCAGAGCCTGAAGGGATGCCATTATAGTTATATTCGTTCCATGCTTGTAATGCAAATGATCTTACAAATCCCCATTGAGTTACTGATACGTTGTCGTTAAGAGTTGACCATGGAATCCATGTTGCTTCTTGTCCTTGTCCAGTATTTCCCGAAATAGAATATCCAGTGGTTGCGGGACCTTTATAAGTAGCAGAACTAGGATAGTTACTCCAATTATTTGATGGATCGGTTATAGTATAACCGGGTGATTTGCTGTTACCCAATGCAGGTATTGAATTTTGCCCAATTGATATTAAGTTATCATAGACTGAAGTACCTGCAGGGATGAGACTTACTTGTCCTCTTACATATGCATCATTGATAGCATATGTAAGTTGTTTGAGACAAGTATTAGTTATAACTGAGCCCAGAGTATAATCTGTATTAGTTTTGCTTGACCCTACATATTCAGTTACGAAGGGGTTTATTCCTAACCCTGTGTCTTGGAATAAAGAACTTAAAACATTTATACTTAATGGACTTTGTTGTGGCATTTTATGGACAATTGATATTTGGACTACCTTGAACTATACTATGACCACAAGTATTACCTGATGTAACTCGTAGAACAGGTGATCCTTCACAAATAACAGTGGGACTACCATTAGTCGTTGTTGCAGACAAATGTGGTCTACCTTTTCTGTGAGGAGTAATACCACTTACATGCAAGCCAACAGGTATTCCATTAGCAAATACGGTGCCTGCTCCGCGAGTAATTGCACCTCCTGCTTCATTTGTATCACCTATTCTACTAAGTTGTGGCATAGTTTATCCAAGAATTAATTTTTTACTAGGAACCTTTATCCCAGTTGTAGCCTCTATATATTTTGTTTTAACTGCATCTTCTGTCTCTGCAATTATCGCAATACTATTAGTATTTAGTCTAATATTTTCTTTGGTATCTGCGGTAAACATGCTTGGCATCAATCCAATGCCTTGTGGCCCAGGAGCCACACTTACTGGGTCACTTATCAAGTAATAGTCATTAAAAATCCCTACTACTTTAGTGATAACTTCTTCTCCGGAAAAAAGCTTAAAACTGTAAATTTCATTCACTGTTAAATTCATGTTATGCTGCCAATCTTTGTTTTAGTTCTGTCAAACCACCTACATATTCTTCATTCATGAATATCTGTGGCACTGATTTTGCGGTGGGCACTGCTTCAAGCAGTTCTTCTTTCATCCAACCATCACCTATTTTTCTTTCTTCAAATTGAATTCCTTTTTGTTTTAACAAACTCTTTGCTTGTTCGCATTGTGGACAATTGTAACGAGACCATATTATTACGCTCATAAAAACTCCTTTCTTTAAATTTCGGGTAATTCATCATAGTTTATATCAGCACTCATACTACCTACAAGATAGTTGGTACTTTCATTCTCTTGTAATGCAACTTGTTTTGTGCTGGTTGAAGCATGTTTGTTAAACCACGGAATAGGAGTTGCTTTAGGAGAAGGTGCGTTATACTTTAAACCAATTTCTTTCAATGCAGTTGCTGCGGTATAATCCACAAAATCTTTTAGGATTTGAGCATTAAGTCCAATGACTGGGCCTTTCTTAAATAGATAATCCGCCCATGCTTTTTCTTCCCGAATGACATCCATATATAAGGCATAAACTTCTGCTTCACATTCTACCTTTGCTTTGGCGAAACGCGGATCATCCTTAACTACAGTATTGATAATATAAGCAGTCCATTCCTTATGTAGTATTTCATCTTGAAGAATAAGACTAATGATGTTTCCATTACCAATAAAAATCTTGTTTTCAACCATTGCAAGACTAGTTGCAAAACTTACCATGAAACGGAATGCTTCTAGTGCATAACTTGCATTTAGTGCTAACCAAATTGACTTAATATGCTCTTCTTCACTTACAAGAATTTCACCTATTTCTTTTTGACAATTTAACTTGTGAAGATAGTCATAGTACTTACCAACGCTACTAGCCATATCCACGATTTCTTTTGTATCATGGATAGTGTTGAAAACTTCTTTTGGAACGTTATAGATATTACGTATGATGTGGCTATAACTGCGACTGTGAATATTAGATTCAAAGAAACCCCAATTAAACATCAATGTTTCTAGTTCTGGTACACTTACAACTGGTGTAAAAATTTGTGTGGGGCCGCGACCTTGCAAACTGTCTAATGCAGTTTGACGCAAGAGGTTACTAGTAAAGATGTGTTTTACAGTATCGCTAGCAGTTTTAAAATCTCCTGCGTCTTTAGTTAAACTAATTTCTTCTGGTACCCAAAAGAAGCCACGTGCGGTTGTTTCATAGTTAGCAATTTTAGGATATTTAAATTCCTCAAATCGTTGTACTGTTACCGTACCATCTAAAAACATTCTACGGCGTAAATAGTTTGGATTAACACTTAAGTTATATTGCTCTTTTGACATATTATTCCTTGTTTATAAAACACAGCTTTCGCAGTGTTCTTCTTGTGCTATTTCTTCAACATCTTTTAAATTAGTAGTAGGTGCCTCAACTGAAAGTTTAGATCCAGATTTATCCAAAAGTGAATAGTACAGTGTTTTTAGACCATATTTCTGTGCAAGCATTAAATTTTTTGCTATAAGCGTTGCAGGAACTTTTTTATCAGCAAAATGTTTAGGTGAATAAAAAGTATTTGTGCTGATGCTTTGATCAACATATGCTGCCAAAACAGCAGCAGTTTTCAGATAATCAATACAATCTTTCTGCTCCCACATTAGTTGATATTTGTTCTTCAATTTTTGATATTCTGGCACTACTTGAGTGAAACTACCAGCTTTACTTTCTTTGGTCGTAATCAAACTCATGGGCAACTCAATGCCATTAGTTGAATTGATTACTACTGAACTAGATTCAACAGGTGCAATAGCCATCAATGTTCCATTACGAACACCATGTGTTTTCATTTCTGTTCTTAGATTTTCCCAATCTAATTCAGGAGTAAAATCTGTTAGTTGATTTACGCCTTCTGCACGTAGTTCCCAAGGGAAAATACCTTGACCATAACGCATTTCATCACTATGCAAACACTTGCCTCTTTCTTTAGCCAACTCAACATTTACTTCAGTTAGATAATAGGCTTGATGTTCCATCCATGATTTAACTTCAGCAAGTGCATCTTTTTCACCGTATTTAAAACCACGTTTAGCGTGCCAATATGCTAGATTAGTGACTCCTATACCCAATGGTCTAATTTCTTCATTACTGAGCTTACTTTGTACACTCAAAAAGTCTTGATAATCAAGTATGTTGTTTAAACTACGTGCAAGAATTCTGCAGGCGCGGCGCATATCTTCTGGGTTTCTAAAGCATCCCCAATTGATACTTCCAAGTGTGCATAAGGCTATCCTGCCATTGGCATCATCCAAACGCTTGAACGCTCTAGTATGAAGTAAAATCTCTTGACAAAGATTTGATTGATAGATGGGATACAGTTTAGTATCAAAAGGACCCTGTTTCTGTACATTGTCAATAAAGGTAATGTATATACGTCCTGTATCTGTTCTTTCTTTTAAGATCCCGCTCTTAAAAACATCTTCAGCATTCATAGTCTTCTTGCGAAGATCGGTTCTCTTTTCGCATTGAACATATAAATGATCAAATAGAGAAATGTCACGATAGTATGCCTCATAAAGATCAGGGACTTCGTTAGGATCAAAAAATGTAATATTTTCTTTGTTCTTGAATCGTTTTAGAAATAAACCACTCATTACTACATTATAATCCAAATGTCGTACTCTGGTTTCTTCAGTTCCTTGATTGTTCTTCAGAACAATCAAATCTTCAAATTGATAATGCCAAATGGGATATGTAATGGTAGCGCTGGCGTTACGAATGCCACCCTGACTGCAGGACCTAAGATCACCAAACCATTTCTTCAAGAAAGGAACTAGTCCAGTATGTAGTATTTCACCCTTTCTAATTGGGGCGCCTAAAGGTCTAACTCTACCAATCTCAAGACCAATACCAGCACGTTTGCTGGCATATTTTGCCATCATTTCCCCGCTAGCAAATATACTATCAAGATCATCATCGCTGCGTATGAGGACGCAACTAGAAAACTGCTTGGTAGGAGTGCCAAGACCAGCGAGCACAGGAGTAGCGAGAGTAAAAAGACCATCGGATGCAGCATTGTAATACTCCTTTATGTAACGCATTCTAGCTGATTGTGGTTCTTCACGATGAAAAACAGTGGCGGCAGCAATCATGTATCTGACTTGCGGCGTTTCATAAATCTGTTTAGTTGTGCGATTTTTTACTAGATATTTCTCAACTAATTGCTCAATCGCTGCATAGCTATAAAGTTCATCTTTGCTATGATCAATCATAGCATCCATTTTATTCCATTCTTCTTCTGTATACCATTCTAATAGTTCAGGAGTATAAAGACCTACTTCAACATTCTTTTTTACGATTTCATATAGTTTTGGTGGAT